GCGCTCCTCAAGCACATCGTGGCAACGCCCACCGTCGCGCCTCACTCGACCAGCGCTTGGGCACAATACACCATCGAAGTCGACGACCGCGAGGCCGTCGAAAAGGCCATGCGCGAATCCGGAGTTCCGACCGCGGTGCACTATCCGACAGCGCTTCATCTTCAACCAGTTTTCGCCGCTCTAAGCCAGCAGCGAGGTTGGAAGAAGGGAAGTTTCCCGAATTCCGAAAAAGCGGGGGAGCGAGTCATCAGCCTGCCCATGCACCCCTACCAGTCGCCGGCCGACGCGGCCCGCGTCTGTAACGCACTGCAGGAAGCCCTGCAGGCAAAGCCTGTCGTCAGTTGATCCCGTCAACATGCGAACCTGAAAAGTAAAGACGATTCCCGATATGACACGCAAGAGTCATTGACAGCCCGCCCCGCTCCGGCAAGAATGGCCTCAAACATTTCGTGCAGGAAATGTTTGGAACTGGAAACCTCAGGCTTGCCGAAAGAATTCTTCAGCACGAGCGAGGTTGTGGAGTTGACCGGGGTCACCGCCCGTCAGCTCCAATGGTGGGACGAGCGTCGCATCGTGGTTCCAGCGCGTGAAAAGCGTAACCGGGTCTACTCCGCAACCGATCTCGTTGACATCCTGGTCATCGAACAACTGCGTCAGCGCCGCATCTCGCTGGCCCAGGTAAGGCGGGTGCTCCGTTTCCTGCGCACCGAACTGCATGCACGCCTCGCCGACCTCGTCACCGGCAGGCATGAGTTCCATCTGTTACTCGACGGGAAACGCATCTACCTTAAAACGGACTCCAGACAGATCATCGATCTGCTGCGCAACGCAAAACAGCCGATGCTTCTGGTATGTCTCACCGACGCGCTCAAGCCGCTGCGAGTCGAGCTCAAGGATCTTGTAAGCAGATTGCCGGAAAAGAAAGCAGACGGCAAAAACCGGAGGGGACAGAACCGTCGGGCCGCGGCCTGACGCGACAACGAGAACACCTGCACAAAGGCGATCCGGTTCCCTCACCATCGGATCGCAAAACAAAAGGCGCGAGTGAAGACAAGGGAGGTACTGGCATGTCATCGGAACTGCAATTGCTCGAACAATGGATACCAGAGCAGATGGAACCGGGAACGCTTTTTGTGCTTGAGAATGCGGGGTCTCTGGGAGATGCGAAGAACCCATACTGGGCTGTTCTCGCCTGCCCCAGCTGCGGCGCCCTCGGCCTCATCACGCGCGGCCAGTTTGCAGGGTTGGAGTCGATGATCTGCGGAGCCGACAACTGCTCGGCAGAGTATTATCTGAGGGAAGACGAAATCGAATATCGCAAACCGCACTAATCAGCCAGGGGATTCAAATAGAAGGGCGTGCCCGGAAAGACTGGGCACGCCCTTCTCACGCGGCGAAAACAGCCGAACAAAGCCAGAATTCAGCTACCATAAGAAAGCAGCCCGGATGGCGAAATCGGCAGACGCAGCGGACTTAAAATCCGCAGGCCGCAAGGCCGTGGGGGTTCAAGTCCCCCTCCGGGCACCAACAAAACAAAGAGTTTACAAGAGAATGGCCACTCAATCAGCGAGTAGCCGTTTTGCTTTGGTGGCTGTTCTGATGGCTGTTGGTTGTTTCTGCTACTGACTGATGAGTTCGACGGCAGACAGCTTGTGTTCGGTCGCGAGATGCGCGTAACGGGCACTCATGGCGATTGTCTTGTGTCCAGCCAGTTCCTGAATGTCTTTGATGGACGCGCCCTTCATGGACAGCCATGAGCAGAACGTGTGTCGGTTGGAGTGCCACGTATAGTCTGCGATCTCCGCTTCACGCAATGTCGGGATGAACCATTCCCGCTGAGTGTAGTCAGCCATCGGGGTAGGGAAGACTACCTCTGATCCTTTCTGATCGTTCCTGATGCCTCGTAGCGCCTCCACCGCGTTGCTGTTGAGATGCACGGTGCGCTTGGAACCATTCTTCGAGTCCGTCAATTCGATGGTGCGCCGGTCGAGGTGTACTTGGCTCCATGTGACTGAGAATTGTTCACCGAGGCGCATGCCGGTGTGGACGCTCACCACGAACGCGGTCAGATGCTCGGGGTACTTGTCCGCAATGATCGCGTGAAGCCGCTTGTACTCGTCCTCAGAGAGGAATCTGAGCCGTGTGTTTGTTTCTTTTCGCTGTCGGAGCAGACGGGCTGGGTTGCTCTGCACCTTTCCATTCTTCAATCCTTCCCGATAGCAGAGACTGATGAATGCCTTGTAGCGGTTGCTGGTGGCCGGTGTCTTGCAGTGCGACCTTAGCCAGCGTTCAATCTCTTGCGGCGTCAGGCTGGACGCGTCAGCTTTGGCTAGATCGGTAGCGCGAATGATCTTTGCCTTCGACACATAGCTCCTCTTGTCCTTGTGGTGCGCAGTGAATTCGAGAACGTCTTCGATCAGGTCAGAGATTGTGACCACCCGACTGTTGCGTAGTTCAGGGAGTTTGACTCCTCTGCGTGCATCGGCCTTGCGTTGCCGATAGAGTTCAATGGCAGCGGACTTGTTCCCAACCTTCTCGCGATGCCGCTTGCCGTTCGCGTAGTAGTTGATCCAGAAAACCTTGCTTCCAGGTGGATGCTCGAAGACACCGCGATGCTTCTTCTCTCTGTCTTTGGCTTTCGTTGTCATGCTCTTCTCCCAGTGGCTGTTCCTGCGGATTCATCGTATCACGTAATCCTCTGGAGCAGCCATCAGGCAGAAGTAAACAGAAAAGTGTGCCCGCCTGTCCGATGTGGACTAAGCGGGCGACGGTCATGCGTTGGCTGTGACGGAGTCGTAATGGTTGGCGCTGGCGAAGCGTTTGAGTTCGGCATAGGGCACGAGTACCTTTTTGCCGATGCGCCGCGTGTCTAGTTTGCGGTTTGCAATGAGATAGTCAAGGCTGCGAACAGAGATTGAAAGCTGCTCGGCTGCTGTCTTGCGATCATAGAGCAGACGGGTAACTGTGGTCGCGCTCATTTAGGCCGTCTCCTCTGTAGCGCTGCTACGACTGCGCAGAGTGTGCAGTAAGGCCGCGTTCCTTCTGAAGTCGCTAAGCACCTCAACATTGATCCTGCCAAAGCGCAGCAACATCTGCCGGATTGTCTCGTCCAGTCGCGTGAGCATTTTCTTATCCGATGTGGCCTTCAGGTGCAAACCCATCGACAGGTAGACGAGCATTGCCGGAATTGCGCGGGCACAGTACGGACACCTATCGTAAGAGGCGCTGTCGAAGTGATCGCAGTTCGAGAACGAAATGTTGTCCACAATCTGGTCAGGCGTCATCTCGCGGAGACATTCTTCGATCCGTGCCATAAGACACTTTGCGCAGAAGTAGCAAGGCTCACCATCGTGTCCGATGAATCCAGCGAGGGGCTGTTTGCGACTGAAGAGCAGTTCAGGGCAGAGGGAAACTATCAAAGGCCGGACACCTCATAAGTCTCGCGGGGCAAGTTCAGGCGAGCTTCACTTCCATAAAGCTGGATGGCCTTGAAGTCACGCGCTTTAGCCGCGTCGATGATGTTTTCAAACGTGCCTAAGCGGAATTCCTCTCCTTCGAAAACTATCTTCGCTCCGAAAAAGCGCTTAACTCCATAAATGGCACACGTCACGCCCATGTATTCCGTTGGCATGATGATGTTCTTCGTGTGCTTGGGCACGATGCCCAGTTGCCGGGCACGGAATTCCACGCGCTTGGCCTCTTTGATAAGCCGTTCACGATGTGCTCTGCGGTTTGCTTTCGGTGGCGTTCTTAGTGGAACGTTCGCTGATGCTGTCACTGTTGCTGTCGATGTGGACATTGTGTCTCCCTTGTGGATGGGTCATGCGTGAAAACAAACAGGGCAGCCGATGCTCTGGCTGCCCCGTAGGTCATTTGCTGTGTTGCCGTGTCTTAATGCTTAGGCCGCGCAGGTCAGACCGATGACCGGCTTCGCCGATGTGGTCGACAGCGGGTTGTATCCGCCCGCACGGGCATAGGCGATAAAGCCAACCATGCCGAGTTCTGCATAGCGTTCCTGAAGCCTGAGCAATTCGAAGCTGCCCAGAACGTTGCGGAACGTGTAGCCACTCTTGAAGTCACCAAACCAAATCGGTGGGGGGCCGGAAGCAACGTAGCTGGGAATGTACTGGTTATAGACAACAGGCTTCCCGAGGATCGTATCCAGGGAACCCTGCGCCTGAGTCGAACCCTGTCCGGTTCCGCCTACAGTGAAGATCGGACGACCGTAGTTGTCCACGATGGTCAGAGCAGCAGCCTTCGTGGTCGAGTTCATTGCCCACGTGGCATTCTGCCCGTAGGCCGGGTCGAGCAGGCCATACAACTGACCCAGGTCGCTGAACGCGGGACCAGCACCAGCGACACCAGTGTTCGAAGTTCCGACCGATACCGGAGCAATAGCGGCGATGTTCGAGCTGTTGCCCAGGGCGATGTACTTCTCCACCGAACGTGCCCAGCGCAGGCCGATAATATCAGTCATGAAATCGTCGATATTAAAGGCGCTGTCTTCGATTTCTGCACGCGAAACCAGGATCACGCCAGAGGTCAGAAGATCCGTGCTGCTCTGCTGCCCAGTGACTGCCGGGTCCAGCTCGCTGACGCCCGTGTTTTCCGCGATGTTCGTGAAGAAGTTCGCTGTGTCATCGGCTGCGCCAACCTTGATCTGCGCACCCGTGGCAGTGTTCAGTGTGCGCACGATGCTGCCCAACTGTCCTGTTGCCTTCTGTGCCTGATGCAGAACGTTATCGAAGTCCTGCTCGACCAGCAACCCACCTGAGACCGCCCCGCCAGCACCCGTGCTGGTTGTCGTGATGGCTCGCGACTCCTGAGACATGCCAGCGAAGCCACCGCGCACGTACTGCGTCAGTGCCGCGCGATACGCCTTGCTGTTCGCTGCGCTTGTCCCTGCGCTGGGGTCCAGACGAATTGCAGGCGAGGTTCCGGCGTTTGCAGACGATGCCAGTTTCGCTAGCCGCTGCTCGACCGCGATGTCTGCCTCTAGCTGATCGACTTCAGCAAGTCCAGCTTCCAGCTTGGCGCGGGATTCTGTGGTGCGGTCGGCCAAGGCAAGACGCTGCAATTCAGCAAGCAGTTGATTGCGCTTTTCAATGAGGTTCTTCATATTTGTGCTCTCCATTGTTACGATTGTTTTGTGACACACGTCCGCGCTGTCTCGCAATCAAGCGAGCATTCGGCAGCGCCTACGGTTGAACTGTTGCGGTGTCGGGCAGCGAAGGCTTTCAGTCCTTCATGAAGCTGCCCATAGATGGGTGAAAACTTTGTGCTAAAACTGCATCCGGCGTTTAGCCAGGATTATTGCCAGTTCGCCATCATAGAAGAGAGAGCGGTCGCCATCGGAGATGTCGTCTGTGTCGTCATCGTCATCCGATTTCTTTTTCTTCTTACCTGTCAGCGGGTCAATGTCGTCATCGTCGCTGTCGTCGTCATCGCCAAGGATGTCACCGAAAACGTCATCAAGCAATGAACGAATCTCAGCGGGTGCAGAACGCAGGCTTACTTTCGCAGCTTGGCCGTAAGCACCACGGGGCACGATGCTGATTTCTGCAAGGGTCACAGCACGCAGTGTGCGAATGACAGCACCCGCGTTCTGTTCCCAGGAGTCCTCATCGGTGTTAAAGCCGAATGACATCTCATCCAGATTCCCGTTGTTCAGATTTTCGGCAACGTCGCGGCCTAGTGTCGTATTCGGCAGAGTCGCATCGAAACGCAAACCCGTCGCGTCCTCACGCACGTTGAGCGTCCCTGCGGTCGTTCTCGCGAGTACGCTGTTCTGTTCGTGGCCATAGAGCAGGAAAACGTCCGTATTATCGCGCAACGTGTTTGCGAATGCGCCGGGTGCTATCTGTTCACGGAACCCGCCCAGGTTGCTGCTCAGCGTGTTGAACCGTGCCGCATATCCGCCGATCTTCGTTCCCTCCGCTGTTTTGCGAATCTCGAATGTCGGTTTGTATAGTCTTGTCTCCAAGCTCATGCTGCCCTCTCTATCGTTTTATGCCCGTAAGTGAGTCGGCCCGGTCGACGTGCGGTGCTTCCCGCTTGTCGCTCTCTATCGCGCCTAGGGAGTGAGTCACGGTGCGCTATCGCTGCCTCAAGGGTCTCGAAGCTCACCATAGCGTTCTCGCCTTCGACATAGAACCGGCCACTAATCACGACATAGCAAATGTCGCGATACGGATTCAGAACGTGCTGTTGATGAATGAGCGCCATTAGGCCACCGCCAGTTCAGCGCGTGCAGCATCTTCATGCGCCCCGAAGACGAATGCTTTCACCGCACGTCGTAGCTCATCGGTTGCGATGGTTTCGGCATTCTCTGAGGTCCACTTAGAGGCGCGGCTCTGTAACCTCGTCAGATGATCAACCATGCGCTGCGCGTCAGGTTCTACGCCAACGGTCGCGGCTGTTTGGTCTGCGATGCTTTCAAGCAACGGCCCTACTGACTGAGTCAAGTTTGCACCGTTGACCACTGAGCGGACGGCATGGAGCATTAGCTTGCCATACGCTGCGCCATACTGCCTGAAGGCTTGACGTTCACCAGCAGACGGCACGTCCTTGCCATCAGGTGCAGACGGGTTCGCTTTGTTGGTCGAACCTTCTGCGACTACCAGCGTCGGCTCAGTATCGAGCAACAACTCAGAGTTCATGTAGTTGACGGGCACGCGATAAGCGGTTAGGCCAGCTTCTTCAGGTGCTGGGTTCAGCGAAAGCATGTGCCTGATCTCGGCGGGGTTCATCCATCCGCCCTGCACTCCTGCCGTGTACCATGCTGCCTGAGCTGCACTGTCACCTCTGAGCAGCATCGACGTATCGTATTCGATGGAGTACTGCTGAACGTTCCCGGTGCGCGGCAACAGCTTCGCAATGCACTCTTGTTCAATGCGGCTGAGGTAGGGGCGCAATGTTTCAGTCACAAAGCTGATATTTTGAACTTCCAGATTCGAGTTCGTAATGCGCTGCAATGACCCGATCATGTGTTCGGGCACACGCATTAATCCGCAAATCTCAGACCGGCCATACTCCATGCTTTGAAGGAACTGTGACTGCTCGTTCGTAAGGGCTAGGGTCGAGATTTCCCACCCAGTGTCCAGGATGGCCAATCTGTGGCTGTTGCTCCCCGTCTGCAGACTTTCCCACCCTTCGCGTGCGAGAGTCTTATCGTTTGGGTTCATGGGCAGCGGATTGTTATTCTTCAGTACCACAGGCGGGACAGACGCGTTCGCGAAGAGCCGTGCGCCGTGTTTGACCATCGCTATCTGCTTACCGATGGCCAGAGCGTTCCAGCTAATCGGGTCCAAACCCTTGAGCCCGTTGTATGACATGAGCTTGAAGTGAAGCACGTCTTCTTTCGCCAGCTGTGCATAGTTCGGCGTCCCGTTACCATCGCTGTTCAGGTTCACGCGGTAGGCTAGATCGCCTTGCGGTGTCCTGATAGGTTCGACATGCGTAGGCAGAAGGTTCCACAGTTCGATGGGTTCCTTCGCGCTGTTGCGCACGATCTGGCAATAGGCGTTTCCACGGCTGGCCATCGACAGAACCACGGCTGTCCAGAAATCAACGGCGTTCACTTCGGAATTCGGTCGAAGCGTCAGCATGAAATTGAGATTTTGGTCAGTGGCTACGCTGCGCCCTGCGTCAGTGATTCGTAACAGTCGCAATGGCAAACTGGAGATAGACTCAGTGAGCACACGGCAGCATGCGAAGAATGTCGTGTTGCGCATTGCTGTGGTTTCGTTGACCCATTCGCCAGCATCGCTGCCCTTGCCTCCTGCGCCCGCGAGCCACATGAACCCGTTGCTCAAACTGACCGCTGGGTTCTCCAGCGGGTTACTGCGATTTTCAAACGTTCTGGTTAGTGCGCGGGTCGCGCGCGTGAGAAGTGACATGGATGTCCTTTGAAGTTTGTT